CATTAACGTCGTAGTAACAGTAACATTCCCATATTTTAATTAGACCTTCTCGTTGGAGCCGTTGCACCCCTTCACGTTGGTCTTTAGTACTGTCCGTTTTAGTGAGATCGTAGGTTTTACTAAAGTCTACAATGTCAAGCCCAGCTTTGTCCCAACCTTTATTAGCTACGTTCTGGACAAGTTGCTGGTAACTAATGTAAAACTCATGGATGATGTATTGACATGACTGGGGATCATACCCACTTGATGCAGGTACGAATACTCGTTCGGGTGAGACTAGAGCTACGTCTGGGTTGTCTTTAATCACATCTTTGAAGTTACCCTTAACTGTTTCTGCACCAGCGAGGACTTCACTGACAACTTTAATCAACTCCTGTGCGTTCTCTTTCGCTACTCTCTTATTCTCATCAACATCAAAGTAGTTTTTGAAGTAGACAAGTATAGCTTCACGTGGAGTTTCTGGGTCGTAGAGGGCCAGCTGTTCTTGCTCGTTTAAATCTTCCACTGACCATTCTTGTGTACGTTGGGTGATTTCTATGTTCCAATATGGTTTGAGGAGATAAAACCCTTTCTCAACCTCTTGGTCAACTGCAATGACAGACTTGGACTTCGTATCAATAACATCCATGATCATATGGTCAAGGAACTTCTCAATCTTGCCAGCAGTTTCGGAGTTACCACTGTTCGGACGGGTAGGGATTACTTGCACTACTGGCCGTACTCCAAACACTCCACCTATCATAGAGGATTTAATCTTACGTAACTTTGTCTCAATGGTAGGCATACGGATGTTCGCACACCCGACAAAAGGTTTAGTCTTGGTCTTCTTAATACGCATACGTAGCTTGTGCCACTTATCCTGGTTATTTTCCCAAGTCTGTGTGTCACCTTTGCTATCATCGTACCATTGCTTGACTGTATCTACTATACCGTTAGAGTACATTTCTTTTACGTCAGTTTTAACACTCATTATATCTCCTTTTAGTAGCCATAACCATCTCTGCCCCAACCTTCTCCGAAATCATCAAATTGCTCCACTGGTTGCCCGTACCTATCTGTACATTCTATTTCTAACCCTTCTAAGTCAGGTTGTAATATCTGTTCAGCATATGCCATGCAGTCAGTAACATCATCGTGGCGGGACTTGCCAAGACTAAGCAACTCATCCACTACGAATCCCATGTGACTGCCAACAACATACCGTCCCTGTTCAAAGTGGGGTTGCAGTGCAGCTATAATACGTTTAATCTTTGTGCGGATAACACGCCCGCCTACACTGAAACTGTTATCTAGTTCTGCGATTGGTAGTGCTACACCTTTTCTGGCACACTCATTAATGAACGAGTTAAAGAACCCTTTTTCTACACCTTTACATGGAACACCAACTGATGTAACTCTATCCCTATTCTTATACCACAAATTAATAACCATCTGCATGTACTGGTTAAGTGGTTCCTTTGTGCGGACAACTTCTTCTAAGTAACGGTTATTACGAGCGTCAATGGTGACAAGTGTAGCTACTTTCCAGTCGGAGTCCTTGCCCTCACTATACGCTGGGTCTAAAGTAATAACCCCAGTCCGTGCTTCTGGTAATTCACCTACATTGTACCATCTACGTATATGATGTTCCTTAATCGGGGCATTTTCATCACTTGCGGGGTCATTCATGTACTCCGAAGCAAAGAACATCGTGCCTACTTCAGCTTTTTTGTCCTGTAACCACTGGTGGTTGTAAAGGCTAGGCCAAAGTACGTGTGCTTCATCCTCAATGCCATCTTCGTAGGCTTTATATATCCGCTTAACCCAGTTGGTCTTACTATCGTCATTAAGAGCTTCCCAAATAAGGCACAGGTGACTGATTACTGTACCTACCCAGATAAGTTGGCCGTCTGCGGAGAGGCTATTAATGAGGGCCTTATAAATCTTCTCCTTCATACTGGCCCTACGATCTTCACTAGCCACACTATCATCAGTCTCAATATCATCACAGACTATAAGGTCAGGTCGTGGGCCACGGGTCTGACTATTAATCCCCATAGCTTGGATACTTACCCCATTCTTGAGAATAATGTGACTCTCCGTCCACTTCTTAGTCTTCATCCGACCAAACGCTTCAAGGATGACGGTGTTATGCTCAAGTTCCCACTTTATTTTACGAAGAAAATCCTCTGCTAGGTCAGATGCTGCTGAAATGATACGTATTGTGGTCCTGCGCTGAAATAGTGCTGCATGTAATGGGTAAAACACTGAACAAACTGTGCTTTTCGCATGGCCTCTGGGGGCTGCTATAACTACCCGCTGATTACGACTGATAAGTTCAAATATTTCCCTATGAAACTGCGGAGTCTTGGCCTCGCAATGTGCCTCCATTACGTCTTCTATGAAATATTGCAGGTTCTCATCCCACAATTTCCACAATTTCTCAGCTTGCTCCTTAGTTAATTTTCTCGCCATCGTCCTCCGTCACTAAACTATTGTCGCAATACTCATCAAAAGCCCGATAAAACCAAAATTTGAAGCAACTGTCACACAAGATGCCTCGATTATCGCAATCAAACCTCGTGCAGCCACCCGTTACGTAATTACTGCGGCTCTTTACACCCATAGCAACAACCTATTTCCTCTTCGGACCTTGTTTACGGCCCTTCTTGCCACCTCTACATGCCATCATTAACTCCATAATAGTATAAATTTTAAAAGTAGCTTTGGTTTTAGTAAAAATTGTGTGTGATGCTATATACCCATATAACACCCCCCTGGGGGTATCACCACTTCCACCAATGCCCCCTCGGTACTACAAATACTGGAAATTATGGTAGCGCAGCACCCCCCCCACTTAAGCGGGCTTGGTTTCATCGTCGCTGCCAGTAGTGTCTAAAGTGAGGCTGTCATTGGAGTTGTCGGCTTCGCCACCGCCAAAGATGTTGCGCTTCTTGGCCAGTTTGTCGGTGTTGCCACTGAAGACTGTCACATTCGTCGTGTCGTTCTCTTTTAGCACACCTTTGATCTTCGCTAATATCTCCAAAGCTCTCACATTTGTACTATCTGCTTTTCGTTCACCTAACGCTATTTTGCCCAATTCGCCCTTTATAACACCTTCTGCGAGGTCATACTCAGCTTCTAAGGCTGTGAATCTCCTGTGGATATCCTGTGCAACAAGTGGGTCTTTAAGTAAGTGAAGTCCTTGCCATTCAGCGTTTTTCTCTGAATAACCTGCAACTTTGGCTGATTCTGTGGCGTTTTTAGTGATTATATAGTGGCGTATGAAGTGCTGGTGCCGTCTATTGAGTTTCTTGAGGCTCATAAGACTTCCTTGTATAGTAGGTGGAGTAGTTTTTGATAGTTAGCGTGGCTGAGTTCCACACGTAATTGACGCATGTAGTCATCAGCACATTTTTGTGCATTTTTCATCCTTGTTTCTGTATCTTCTCTCATACTATAAGTATAACATAGATTTAGCGTGTGTCAATAGTTTGACAGTAAATAAGTCAATTATTTGTCACCATGTCATTATTTTGACAGTGGTGGACTTATTAAAGATGGTTTATTAAGTGGGTCATTTTAACCCCATATTATGATGAAAGATTATATTCTAATTGCAGTATCCCGTAAACCCACACCCCACATACCTATACTTATATAACAGTGTAGAATTGATTGTGTGTGTGTTTTCTCTTGGGCGTGCCTCTAGGCTCACGCCACCAAGGGCAGATAGGAACACATTTGCATGATCTGTTATACACTGTGTATAGTTTTAGTGTTTGTATAACATTATAAGCGTGAATGTGGTGGGTTTTATCGGTGTTTTTCACGGTTATAGTGAATAGTTTTAAAGTTGGCCTTTCTATTGCCTTACAATAGACATTTTGCCTTTTTGTGTTGGTTTTAGTGAACATGGTAAGTTGTTATATTTGTTGTAGTTATGTAGTTATCCACAAGGGTGTTGATTTATATTGCATGTTTTTGGGTGTAGTAACATTTCAGTTACAGTGGATTTGCTTGAAAAGGGTGTTTTGAGTGGTTTTAGTAGTTTTGAAGTTGGCACGTCGATTGCACTAGCTTAGGTGGAGGTGCGGAGATGAAAACCAAACTACTTATAATATGCTACATTGCTTGTGAATGGGCGGATTGTGAGAAAATAAAGCTAAAGTGTTATTGGTATAAGCCGATACATAGACTAAAGTGGTGGATTGTTCAACGTATTAAATAAGGGGGATAAGATGAAAGATAGTTTTCACGAATATGATATTGATGAAAAGACAGTCGTTCGTTTAACAGAAAAACAAAACAAATCATTCATTAATAAAAGAAGAAGTAATAGTAACTATACATTAATTTGTTTTTTAAGGGCAGAAGGTTACGATATTTAAGCTAATGTTATTAATGGGGATTAAATAAGGGGGAAGGGTTATGACAACAATAACAATGATTACAAAAGAATACGATCGCACAGACAGTGGGAAGAGTTGGAAGAGTAAGCCTCGTACAGTAGAAGAAAAAACTATTACCGAAGAGCAACTTAAGATGATGACTAGTGATGAAACATGTCGTTGGTTTAGGCGTTTAGGTGGTAGTGAGACTGTACAGCGCACATACACAGCTATTGGTTACGTGCCGTATAAATTGGCTAGTATTAGTCCAAACAGAAGCATAAAAAGGGTTAGAGAGTTTAATGTTACAATAACAAAGGATACCACAAAATGAACCAAACAATTAATGTAAACCATCTTGCACTAATGTTACTGGATATAATACTTATCGAAGATGCGAAGGAGGAAGGATTATGAGTATTAAAGAGAATATGACACAAGGTGAGTGGAGCAGGGAACAAATATTGAGTGCTATTAGTAATACTTTAGGTAAGGGTATTGATCCTAAGTGTGTGGGTGAGTTGGTTGAGACATTGGAAATGTTAGTCGAAAGAATAGAATATAATGGTGGAATAGGAGAATATAAAGGAGGCCCAAGTTTTGTTATGAAATATACTAAACAAGCCCTAAAGAAAGCGCAGGTGTGATTATGAAACGAGAAGAGAAGGTCAAGGACACCATAAGTAAGCTCAAAGTCCTAGAGCATGAGTGTGAACGTGCCAGGATCGAGACACTCTACCACATGTACGGCAGTGAGGGCTACACACCAGAGCAAGCGTTTAGATTGGCTATGACGAAAAGGAGAGAGTTGGAGGATATTAGGGGTATTTTGTTTGATGGGGAGGCGTAAAGGGTGAGATACCGTCATAATTGTGGCGAGGATTGCGTATACGGCGTTGAGTGAATGCTTTACACCTGGTAGTGGCTGATATTTAGCGTTTAACACAGAGCATTTTGAAGCGTTTTAGAGGTATACTTCACAATAAGTATTATTTATATAGGTATTAACATATGAAAAGGGGGTAATGTAGTGACTAAGTACATAATAATAACTCTATTGGCCTGTGTAATCCTATTCTGGCCTAGTAAAGACAGTGAAGCAGAGCCACAATGGACAGATGAGGAGATAGTAGAGGCTATATACAAGGCAGAAGGAGCGGATAAGGCTACGTATTTGTATGGGATAAGATCAGTTAGTTATGATAGCGAAGAGGAGG